TAGGTCATGAAGTCCCTGCATCATATCTTCATTTTCTTCTTGACTGAGGTCATGACCTATTGCAAATGACCCGTGGACATGCGCTTTCATCAAGGCAGGTAAGAGTGATGTAAGTAAAGCAGATGCGTGATGTAAGTTTCTAGAATGAATGACCTTTGAATCGGACTTGAACTCAAATACATCTACATTGCGTTTCGATATTTCATATACCTCTTTGTGTGAAAACAAGATTGGTCGAGAGGGTTTTGTTGAACCACTAGTAGAAGATAAAAGAAATGGGTCAGTCGGTTCTATCGAGACATTGTAAGTCTGTTCAGGCCAGTGACCATTCTTATCTAGTTGAGGTGTCTTTCTTACATCAATTGATTTGCCACCATATAGTCTTATCATCTTATCGTGTAGACCATCATATATCCCTGACATGTCTAATGAGGAGTCGTAGATAAAATAATCAGATGGGCCGTGTAGTGCAAGTTTCGTATATGGAAGGGACAATTCAGTAGCAGGACTATCTAGAATAATTATTTTAAGACCAAGTTCTGCACATGCGAAGATAGATGCGACATGATAAGTTGAAACAGGTAAAATTGATATTGTAATGAGGTCACCTTTTTTTGCACCTCGGTCTGTGAGAAGTGCCTTGACCTTATCAATTTTTACACATATTTCAGATTTACTTTCGTTGTCAAAAATAATATCATCAACTATGATACTACGATTTAATGTGTTTTGCATGAATCTTACATCCTATAAATTCATTATAATACATATCATTCAAAAGAACATCGTGTTCGAACTGGAGTTTGGCCTCGTAGTAAGAACACTCACCTTTGGTTTGACAAAGACGAAGTATCTCACGTTCAAATGATGCACCCTCTTCAATAAGAGTCTGAACAGTTTCACTTGAACCACAGTAGTCTCTCCAGTTAGATTCTACTCGTGAAACTCTTTTTCTTTTTTTACCTTTAAGTGGTGGAAGTTTACGACTTGACCAAAAGAATTTTTTACCAATATATTTTTTACCATTTTTCAGATTCATCAAACAATAGACAAACCCTTGATAACTCTCTAATAACTCATCAGTCGGAAGAAACGTCTTCCCCTGATATGACCACTCGTGTATCATTTTTTTCAATCCAGTAATATCTGTCTTCATGGTGTAACACTAGTGCATCAAGAGGTGTTCTCGCTAGCACTTTTAATGCACCTACTAGATTATTTATAATGGGTTCACCTCTACGATTAAATGACGTATTGAGAAGAACTCCATCAAACGCAGTGAGTATATCGTAGAATAATGGATTGGTATCTTGGTCTACAACGTGTAGACGAGTCGTGTTGTCTATGTGAGTGACGGCGTTTAGTTTGTTTTGATATCTTGGTTTTACCTTTGCGACATATGACATGTGTTCCATGTTATCAAGACTAGAGGACTCAAAATACTTGTTGCAATCTTCTTTGCGACAGGCAGCCGCATATGGTCTGAACCACTCTCTGAATTTTACAGTAGAATTTAGTTTTTCTTTTGCGGTTCTAATAGATGCGTCACATATGATTGACCTGTGTCCAAGAGCTCTAGGCCCGACCTCAACATCACCTTGAATCAAACCAATGACTTTACCATCACGAAGTCTCTGTCCAATCTCTTCGATAGTAACTTCAGTATCAAAGAACTTAGGACGATTGTGTAGGTCTCTGTCATTCATCGAGAATGCAGGGCCTGCAAATCTAAGGTCATAATCTGTTTTCTTGAGAAGATTTAGTCTACTCATTTCTCGGAACATCATACCTACAGACAATCCACCATCTTCAGGATTCGGTGGAACATACACATTTATATCTGGAAATGTTTGTCTTACTTTCTCATTTGCTAGGACGTTCATTGCAGAACCACCAGTGAGAATGAGATTATTGTCATGGAGTTTGATGTCGTCTATGAAGTGTTCTTTAATAATATCAATGAGTGTTTCTTCAAAAAAGGATTGAAGTGTAGCGGCAATCATATATTGAGATGCCCCATTGATTGATACTCTTCCTCTGTTTTCAGGAAACTTTTCAAGAAAGTGTGATGCAGTATATGCTCCAAATCTCTGGTCGTCTATACCAAACACCTCTTGTGCCATGGCCCGATAACCATCACACGTTATAAGATTTTCACGATGTTTATGAAAGTCTCTATTTCTGTCAACAAGGGATTGAACATCTCTTGGTTTTGGACTAGCATATGCCGCCATTGCCATCACCTTACCAACCACACCTAAAGAATATCCATGAGATGTGTTAGCATAAACTTCGTTTAGTGGATATGAGTTTGATTGATAGAACCCTGATATATGATATCCATAATTAGTTCCAGTTATCTGTTTCTTATTTCTAAATGTTGCTGTGCGAAAATGTGTATCGTCTCCACCATTATCGAATGATATCACAAAAGCATTATCGAATCCAGACTGACCATATCCACACCAAGCATGTGCGTCATGATGATGAATGGAATCACTAGATTCGTAAGCGTCATAGGTTGTTATTATTTTATCTTCAACGAAGACTTTGCCAGTAAAATCACCCAATGCACTAGTTCTCTCGACAACATGAGGTGTATCTGAAAATAGATTGGCACTATTAAACTTTATATAAACATTACTAAATTCTTTAGAACCATAGAGGTCTAATACACTATCTTGACAAAAAACAAAGTCTGAAGTTATCATGTTAGATTTTATGAATAATGAGTGTTTCACTCCTATGATGCGGTCAAACTCATACACAAACATCTTATCAGTGTCAGGTTCATATATGGTTATAGACGAGTCGTGAAAACCCATGTAGTATGTAAGTATCGGTTTCATATCTCTATTTATCCTATTTCAATCTCTGACCCACACATCGGACAATAAATTGGTTCTTCATCAGAGTCAACTACAGACACCTCTGTCTCTGTCTGGCATACAACACAGAATAATTCAAAGATGTCACCCTCCATTATGCCGCAACCTTATCCCAGCCCCAATCACCTTCCATACCATTTACGGAATATTCTGTGACACGTTTCTCAAAGAAGTTGTCGTGGGATGCACCATTCAGAACCCAATCTAACCACGGCAGTGGATTGTCCTTGACACCGAACTTTGGTTTCATACCAAGTTGTAGAAGTCTGCGGTCTGCAATGTGACGGATGTATTGTTTAACATCTTCCTCAGACAGACCTTCCATCTCCATACCATCAAAAGCAAGTTTGATGAAACGGTCTTCGAGTTTGACTACATCTTTTGCCATCTGATAGATTTTAGATTTGAGTTCATCATTGACGATACGAGGATGTTCCTCGCAGAACTCACGGAAGAGTTTCGCATTACCCTGAACGTGAACAGTCTCGTCACGAATAGACCACTCAACAATTGTTCCCATACCCTTCATCTTACCATACCGTTGGAAGTTCAACAACATCACAAACGATGCGAACACTGACAGACCTTCGTTGAATACAGACTGTGCAAGTGCTAATGCAAGTCCTGTGTGACTGTTGATATCACCCTGTTTCATGAAGTCAATCTTGTCGGACATCTCTTTGTATTCGAGGAACATATGAAAATCCTCATCAGGTAAACCTAGTGTGTCATTCAACAATGCATATGCACGTTGGTGAACAGCCTCACGACCTGCAAACGATGATAACATATTACGGACTTCGTTGTTCTTAAACTTTGGTATCAGGAGTTCATGATAGTTCTCACCGACTTGCACATCTGATTGTGTGAACAGACGAAGAACCTGTGTGATAAAGTTCTTTTCTGGTTCAGTCAGTTTGGTTTTCCAATCCTGAACATCTTCGGATAGTTCTGCTTCATCTTCTACCCAATGAATCTCTTCGTGTTTCTTTGATAAGTCTACTGCCCACGGATATAGAAATGGACGATATGTTTTTGAAAAATCTAGTAGTGACATGTTTACCCCTCACAAGCTCGGCATTCTTCGCCTTCTTCGGTTTCGATTGATTTGTTAAAATATTCCATAAGTTCGTCATAACCTCCGACATATTCACCTTGTAAATATATCTGAGGAACAGTTCTAACATCTCGACCTGTCACCTCACGAGCAGTTTTACCTACTTCTTTCAGGTCGATGTAATCAAAAGGAATACCACGCAAGCGAAGTTCTTCCTTTGCCATTGAACAGAATGGACAGTCTGACTTGCCATATACAATAGAACGCATATCACCTTGCAATGCAACACGTTCTACCTTCTCAGACACGTTCTCTGCCCTTTGTTTTGATTCAGTGCGTAGATAGTAAAGACCTTTCAATCCTTGTTTCCACGCATTAAAATGAACTTTATTTACATAAGATTTATTCGCACCAGACGGAAAAAATAAATTTACAGATTGACCCTGACAAATAAAATCCTGACGTTCTGCGGCATGTTGCACTACCCACATCTGGTCAAGTTCATCAGCAGTTTTGTAGATTGCCTTCTCACCCTCTGTGAGAAATGGCAAATGTTGGACTGACCCTTTCTTGGTAATGATAGATGTCCAAGTCGAGTCGTTGTTCTCACCTTTTTCTTCAAGCAGTTCTTGAAGGTATTTATTCTTTACAAGAAATGAACCAGCACGAGTTCGGTGAGTATACGCATTTGCCTTCATCGGTTCGATAGAAGGACTTGTGGATAGAATTATTCCACTGGAAGCGTTTGGTGCAATAGCAAGCAAGTGAGAGTTTCTCCTTCCACTTCCTTCACCGTCAAGATACTCACCACGTTCTTGGGCAAGGAGTTCTGTTTCTGCGACTGCTTCTGATTTGATGTGGTCAAATACTGTTTTGTTGATTTCTCTTGCGGCTTCTGATTCCCATGCGACTCCATGTTTTTGTAACAAACTGTGGAATCCCATTGCACCGAGTCCGAGAGACCTCTCTCTAACTGCGCTGTATTTAGCACGCTCGATGGTATCGGGCGCCTCGTCAATGAAGAATTGCAGGACATTATCAAGCATCCGCACAAGGTCACGCACAATAGTCGTATCTTTCCATTCATCATAATACTCTAAGTTTAAAGATGATAGGCAACAGACCGCAGTCCTATCATCAGATGTTGGTAAGTGGATTTCATTACATAGGTTTGACCCATGAATTTTAAGTCCTTTGTCTTTCAATGGTTGCGGTAATGCATTGTTTGCTGTATCAATAAAGTTTAGATATGGTTCACCTGTTCGAAAACGAATCTCAAGAAGACGTTCCCATAACTTACGAGCATTGACTGTATCTCTTACACTATTGTCTTTCGGGTCACGAAGTTCAAAATCATCATCATTGACTACACATACCATAAATTCATCTGTGACATTTATTGCATTGTGAAGATTAAGTGCTTTGCGTTGCACGTCACCTGTGGGAATACGCATATTCATAAACTCAACAATGTCTGGATGTGAGATATCCATGTATGCGGCATATGAACCCTTGCGTGTCTTACCCTGACGATAAGCAATCATGTCTGCATCTACTGTATGCAGAAATGGGATGGGGCCTGGAGCGATATCTGAGACCGTTCGCACATCAGACCAATGTCCGCCAACACCGCCGCCATAAACACTGAGCCAACGAAGCTCAGAAGAATGGCTAATAAGACCCTCAAGAGTATCGGGGACATATGTGAGAAAACACGAGATAGGCATCCCCTTTCCCTTTTTCTCTCCATTGGGAGCGTTCGATAATACTGGACTAGCAAACATAAAATACTTGTTGCTAACATAATCATATAAACGTTGTGCAAGTGCATCATCCATTTCCTCTCTGTATCGTGACCATGCACCTGCGGCACGAGCAAACCCCTCTTGAGGACTCTTTTCATATTCATTCAGATAGAAATCTTTGAGCATACCTACGGCGTAGTCTGCTAATAGATTATCTTTCTTTTTATCAATTTTTAGGGTATGCATGGTTGTCCTCGGCTATAGATTTGAGTTGAAAGTATAACATAATATAGAGTAAAAGTCAAGTTACTTTCGCATTTTATCTATAGCACGAGAACCAAACCAAAACGAGATGATTGCAGCGAAGATTGCCTTGGTATCATCATCCCAAAGAATCTGAATGGCTTCTGAAAAGTCTGTGCCTTTTTCGAGCGCTTCCATCAAAAGTGTTATTTCAATAACAGCAAACAACCCAAAAAAGCAATATGTAATGACAGGTCTAACTGACTTCTGTAAACCAGCAATAAACCCTGTGCCTTGATTAATAGAGATATCATGTTGAATTAACCTATCGTGTTCATTGTCTGCGGCCTGTGCTTCCCATGCTCTTAACTCATGGTCGAACCCTGCTTTACGCAGTTCAGCAAGAGTTTTCATTTTTTCAAGTTCAAACTTCTGTTGACCTTTTTGTTTGAAATGGTCTGTTATGGCAGGGACAACCGAACCACCAAAACCTAATAGACTACCAAGAATACCACTAAGCATTATTCACTCCTATTTGTTTTTCTTTTGTTTAGTAATCTTCTTCATCTTTTCGATGTATGCACGATAGACATTTGCTTCTGCTGTCTTACCCATCACTCTTGCTCTTTGTTCCATAGCAATCGCTGCTTGTATTTTGTGTGCATGAGTTCTACTAGAAGATTCTATTTTATTTACACTTGCCTTTGCAGTTTCAACATCTTTGAAACCAAGACCATGAATAGTTCCTTTCGGATTTTCGTCCGTGTATAAATCTGAGTGTTTGTCTGACCCAGCTGGTTGACCTTTTTTTCTAGGTATTCTAGATGCTTCGTATTTTGCTAGAATCCTTTCTCGCATCAGGTTTTCACTTTTTGTTCTATTTTCGATAAACCTACGAATAACGTTCTCTCGGTCTTTTTTTCTTTTCTTCATATGAACAGGGACAATCTTTTCTGGATTGTCCCCTGCTCCTGCTACTGAGGATGTGCTTGTCATCTCCTCATTAGCTTCTCCCTTTGCTCTTTTTAGTTGGTTTGGAGTCGGTGCGCCCTTCTCCCCCTTCTTTCTCATCTTCTCACCAGAACCTCTTTTGATTCTCTCTCTTTTCTTGTGAATGTTTGCCCAGAGACTTTCGTAATTCATTTCGTGATTTCCGCAGTAGAGAAGTAGACATTCTGTCCTGAATTTAAATGTTGTCCTTTATATATATTAATTCCAAGTTCTTCACCAATAGGAGAATTTTCAATAACTCTAATCTGGTCATTCTTATTCACAACTTCTTCAAGTTGTGTTGTAATTGTATCATACTTCATACGATATATGCCAGGTGAGAGATTGTCTCCTTCTATCATAAACCACTGACTTTCTTCGGCAAGACAATCTAACAAGTCTATACCTGTCTGTTCGTGTATCTCATTTATTTGTTTATTGTTGAGTTCACCATGTTTTCGAATAAGAAGAAGTGCCGCACCATATCTGGCGAGAATAGATTGACCGCCAGGCGCCTTTGACATGATTCTTTTGAGGTTGACTACCAGACGAATAAAGGGTGTGTAGTGTTTGCGATATGCGGCTCGGTCATCTGCACTGTTGGTATTGAAGTCTGGATTTTTCTTACCTTCTTTGTCGATGATACCTGCTTCATATGCCCCTAACTTTTCGAATGGTGTTACGAGAAGTTTAAGAAATCGAATCGTATAAACGAGGTCGGCTGCTGTCTTTAGAATACCCATAGTCCTATTTATATCTCCCGAAGTCTTTCAACAACAAATTTATCCATTTCAATGTTAGTGTATTCTGTATTTTTTACTGCTTTGAGAAAGATAAGAAATGGTTTGAGTATTTCCCAATATTCTAATTCAATTTTGAGTTCAAGAATATTGAGAC